GCCTTCACAGGCGATCACCGTTTCCTTCAGAAAGACCCACGTTGAGCCGATCACCACGCTGATGAAAGAGCGCGGCATCCCGGCCTACGACAACGGCGATTACTATGCTATCGGACGGCCTATTGCGTTCTCCGCCCTGAAAACCGACATTGAAGGTGTTCACATCTACACTGAAACCGGCTTGGCGCAGATTAAAAACGGCGAAATTGGCCGCTATCGCGGCGTCCGGTTCGTAGAACAAACCAACATCCCTCAAGGCGGCGCTGCCGATTCGGTCACCTTCAATCCGCAAACCAATACAGCGGATGCGTGGAATGGCGCGACGGCTGCCGGGTTCGCGGACTGGATATTCTTTATGGGCGCGGACACCGTGTCAGAAGGCGTGGCGATTCCCGAAGAACTCCGTGGGCAAATCCCCGGCGACTTTGGCCGTGAACGTGCAATTGCGTGGTATGCCCTTGAAGGCTTTGCGCTGTCCCACCCCGACGCATTGAACGGAAGAATTTTAAAGTGGGATTCGACAGTATAATCAATAACTTACGGCATAATTACACAATTCTGGCGTTTAATGCGTCAGGATAACACAGGCTTCAGAGGAACCCGTAATGGCATCATATACAAACCCGATTCTCGTAACGTACACGCGTACCGTCGCGGGGGAATCGACAGCGGCATGGACGGTGGCGCCACCCCCCGGATGCAGTAAAGTCCGTTTGGTCGACATCAATGCTTCGGTCGTAACCATCAGTTTCGTAGGCTCAACGACACCGGCTACGTTGGCGGTCGGCGTACCTTCAAACCCCAGTGCGCTGGGCGTGCTGTCTTTTGGTACAAAAGACGCGCCCTCGCAAGCGGGGACGGTTCTAGGCTGGCAGTCACAGGTTAACAAAACCGGCGTAACCGGGTCTAACCCGATGGTGCCGGTTATCGACCTTAACGCGCTGACCAATCCGGTTTTGGCGACTACGCCCTATCCTGCGGCTCTTGAAGCCTTGGGTCCGGTATCCATTAGCATGACGGCGAGCACCGGCGGTTCACCCGCAGGCAACGCGCTTTGCGATGTCACGCTGGCTTGGTTTTAATACAAAATTTAACGGCAGCATTGCCTAGCAGGAAAGCACAATGGCTTCATATAAAGACCAGATTTATACAACTTACACCCGTTCCGTAGTTTATACGGCGGCAGCGGCTTATACCGTATCGCCCCCGCCCGGCTGTAATAAATGCCGTTTGGTGGATATTAACGCCTCGGTTTCATCCAGTTTTGTGGGGGAATCAACAGCGGCTACGGTTGTTGTTGGCGTACCGAGCAACACGACCGTTCTGGGTGTCTTGGCTTTTGGGACATTGACTTCGCCTGCGCAAGCGAATGCCGTATTAGGCTGGGGCACGCAGGTTAACAAGACGGGCGTGACGGGTTCCAACCCGAAAGTGCCGGTCGTGGATTTAACCGGCGCATCGAACCCGGCGGGCGTAACGTCACCGTTCCCGGCGGCTATTGAAGCACTGGGTCCTATCTCTATCGGCTTTACCGCCCCCGTCGGCGGCTCTATTGCCGGTGCGGCGATAGTGGACGTGACTTTAGCCTGGTTCTAAGGGCTTTACGAATAACGAATTAAACAACAAGGTGAAATGAAATGTCCGATTACAATGCTGACAGCACTAACAAATTGACTAACACGCCCAATGTGGCGGGTTCCGGTTTATCCGCCGGGGTTGACTCCGGCTTAAGTTCTGTTGAAGCCATCGCCAATGGCGGTATTCAACCGGAACAGGAAACCGCGGGCAACAACTACCGCCAGGAAACCGTTAAAACGTCTATCAAAGGCAACGGCAAGTCCTTTACCATAGGCCGTTAAGCCGTGGCAGGGTGCATTATGCTAGTGACTGATACGCCTGACTGCTCCGGCGACGTTACGGCGTTGCAGGAAAACGACCCGGTGCAAACCGGCTTCATTGCGGGCGGCTCGGTGCATCAACCCTCCGGTACGGCGTGGATGGATACCAGTTCCGGCGTGGATTACGGCAGCGGGCAGCGGTACGCGCATGAAGAAACTTATTTTATGGCCAAGATACGCGGCCACAGGAGCAAGCTGAATGGCGCTGGACAAGACTAGGCCTTATTCCGAGCACGATGGCTCGATGGATAAAGAAGTCCGCTATATGCAGGATAACAAGCATTACCGCGCCGACGAGACAGAAATCCTGTCCGAAGCCGATGTGGCGAAAGCCGCCAAGGGGGAAGCTGCCAAGGCAGAAGTGGCTAAAGCGGAAGCGGTTAAAACTAAAACTAAAGCCCCTGTTGAACCGGATGGCAACCTTGCTTGATTATTTTTCCCGCGTCGTGATGATGCCACAATCCTGATAGCTTAAACGCTTCATTAAATTAAGCATGGCGGCTATCAAAAAGGAACCCTGTGCTGACATACAAAGATATAGTTCATAGAGTACGGTCAAGGCTGGATGACCAAAATCCGGCGAAGTACCTGTGGACGGAACACGACCTCCGGCATTACATCAACGACACCCTCAGCGATGCGTGCCTGCGCGCCAACTTGGTCGTCGTTGACGATGTGGAAATGCCTTTCACGCAGGACGGCAATCTCGATTGGAACGCCAAATACCCCCTTCCCAGCGGCACGTTAGCCGTAAACTCCCTTTATCTGGCATCCGCGCCTTCCGTTTTTCTCCGGCAAACCAGTTTCCGCCGCCTGAACCAGCTTAACCGTTTCCGGCCTGTGCTGAAAGGCACCCCTACGGAATATGCCCTCGACCAGACCATGGCGGGCAAAGGCGATGATACCGGCATTACCGTCCGTACCGTGACGTTTATCCCCCAGCCGATTAAAGCCGATACCGCATTGCTGGAAATCGTCCGGCTTCCGAAGGCAATAGAATTTGATGAAGACGTCCCCGAAATCGATGAGATTTACCACCCCGACCTGATTTATGGGATTACCGGGTTGTGCTATATGAAGCGGGATGCGGACACCTTTAACGCCAAGAAGGCGCTGGACGATATGGCGATTTTCGAGTCCCGTTTCGGCCCCAGAATCCCGGCATCCGTGATGCGAGAACGGCAGACGGATATCCCTTACCAAATGATAGTGTGTTGAATTTATACCAAGGAATTGCGATGAGCGAAGAAACAAATATAACGGTGCTGCTGGACAGGGTGACTGCCAACTGCCAATCGGCCACCTGCCTTATCCCGAAGGGGCCCCTCACCGTGGAGGCGTTTATCACCGGCGTAGGACAGGTGGATGCCATCGTCACGTTTTATGGCTGCAACACCAACCGCGCAAGCAACGGCCTGGTCTTTGCGACCAGCACCCTGACAAACGGTTCGGGCGGCGATGTGACCAGCGAAATCTGCGCCTCGGCGTACCCTTTCATTTATTGTATTTTAACAACGTTAGGTGGCGACGGCGCCACGGTAACCGCCAGTGTGAGTGTATAGTCATGGGATCAACCACTATTAAAAATGCGCCCGCCGCAAAATTCGGCGCGGCGGTAGCGACTTCAGCGGAACAAGCCGCGCTTATCAGTGACGAAACCGGCACCGGGGCATTGGTTTTTGCGACCGACGCGGTGCTTACCCGCCCCGCTATAACGGCGGGGACTGGCTCGTTTGTTACCGCCACGGTCACAACGTTGACCGCGCCTACGGCCAATGTCACTAACCTGGATGCGGGCGCAAGCGCCACCGCAGGCTCAATAGATGTCTTCCCGACGACCGGCTCCAAAGGCAAGTTGTCGATAACGGCAGCGGATAGCGCGGGCAACACCACCACAACCATCGTTAACGCCTCCCAAGCCGGGGCGCGTACCTACACCATCCCGGATGCGGGCGGCAACGCGTCGTTCGTGATGACGGGCGGCGCCAGCGCGGCGGTTAATGCCACTAACATCGATGCGGGCGCCAGCGGCACGGCGGGGTCGGTTGATATATTCCCGGCCACCGGCTCAAGGGGTAAATTATCCATAACAGCGGCGGATAGTGCCGGGGATACTACGACTACAATCGTTAACGCTTCCCAATCAGGGGCGCGTACCTATACGATTCCCGACGCAGGCGAAGCAGCGGCTTTTGTGATGAGCAAAGGCACTAACGCCTCTGCGACCTTTACTGCGGCTACCGTCACTACACTGACTTCACCGACGGCCAACGTCACCAACTTGGACGCAGGCACCTCAGTCGGCGTTGCGGGAACCGTTGATATATTCCCAGGCACGACAACAACTGGAAAACTATCGCTTGCAGCTACGGCTAATGCTGGGGCTACGACAACCACGATCACCAACGCCGAGCAGGCAGGCGCCAGGACTTACACCATCCCTGATGCTGGCGAAGCGGCCAGTTTCGTGATGACCAAGGGTTCTGCCGCGACGATGGCGACGGTTACGGCGGGCACCATTACTACGCTCACCTCGCCCACCATCATTGGCAATGCCATTGACTTAGGTTTGGCGGCGGGCGGCACGGCGGGGTCGTTGGATTTATTCTCGGCTACCGGCTCTAAAGGCAAATTGACGTTTGCAGCGACCGCCAATACCGGCGATTCGATAACCACAATTACCAACGCTGCTCAAGGCGGCGCGTATATCTACACTATCCCGGATGCAGGCGAAGCGGCCAGTTTCGTGATGACCAAAGGCGCGGTAACGGTTGCAACATTGACCGCAGGCAAAGCCACCAATATTGTCGGCGGCGCGGGCGGCTCGATTCCCTATCAGTCTGTTGCGGACACCACGCAGCAATTGGCCAACGGCACCGCAGGGCAGATTTTAACCAGCCAGGGCGGTACGGCTGCGCCAGTATGGGGCAACCCGACCCTGAACGGCTGCATCGTAGTGAAAGCCTCCCTGGGTTCACCGGCAGTCTCCGTCACGACAGCGGTTGCCACCGCGCAGGCGGTCGGCGCTCCCGGCAACTTGACGCTGGACGGCACCTTGACAGCAGGCAACGTAGCGACGTTTCTCACTGCCCGTAACATCCAGGCGGTCTCAACCGGCGCGGGCGATATTGCGCAAACCTTGCATATCCACGGCACCAATATTGCCGGAGCGGCGATGTCGGAAACGGTGGCGTTAAATGGCGTTGCCGTCGTCTACGGCAAGAAAGCTTTTAAAACCATCACCTCCATTGCGGTATCCGCGCTGTGCGTGGGCAACGTCAGTGTTGGCAACTCCACTGCGTTAGGTCTGCCGTATATGCTGACAAGCCGCTCGGATTTGATGACCACCTGGTTTAACAACATTCAGGAAGCCACGCTGCCGACGGCGGCGTTGGGCGATTCCGCTGCCGTTTCCGCTATAACAGGCGACACGCGCGGCACCGTGCTACTCAACAGCACGCTGGATGGTTCTCCGGTTGCCGTCTATATGACGGTGTACCCGCTGAACGCGGCGACACTGTACGGCGCGACGGAATACAGCACCTAACGGGGCACGCTAATGGCGCTTAAAAAGTTTGATTCATTTAGCCACTATCTCGATTTGCCATCGTTAATTAAAAAGTGGCCCTATACAAACGATCTGTATTGGTTTTCGTTGGCGGGGACAGCTGGCAGGCGTGGTCAAGGCCGGATAAATATTCCCGCCGTGCTTCAACATTATATTGCAGATGCGTTCGGAAATCATGAAACGTGGATAGTGGGGGCTTATATCAGCTATACAGGATTTGCGAACTGCCATTTTCAATTTGTTGATTCCGCAACCCCACAGGTGCTCTTATACCAACAGGCCGATGGACGACTTTCAGTCTATAGGGGAAGCACGTCAAATTTGCTGGGAACGACTACAGGCACTATGTTTCTTAATGGATCAAAACATTATGTTGAATTTAAGGCAAAAGTACACGGTTCAACGGGTACTTTTGAAGTTCGGGTAGATGGTCTTTCTGTTTTATCAGGAACTGGAGCAAATACACAACAATCGGCCAATGCTTATGCTAATACAATTAGACTAGGCGGGACTACCGGAATACCGGTCGGCGCGGGTGTCTATTATGAAGATGTTTATATCTGTGATGGTTCAGGTAGTGCGCCTTGCAATGATTTCCTGGGTGATTGCAAAGTTATAGCCTACCTTCCTACAGGTAATGGTACAACAAGCAATTTCGTGGGCAGCGATACAAATTCTACGGATAACTATCTATTGGTTGATGAAACCCCGACCAACACGACAGACT